CGCTCGAATTCAAGCCGACACCGAGGGGATTTGCGACGGTCTTCACCATATCTGCAGCAAGCGCAGCACGGAATCCGCCAACCTTCGGCTCGTACTTATCGTAGCGAGCGGGCATTAATTTTTCCTTTCAGGCTGATTACCTGCTTTGGAGAGCAGGGAATTTCTTCTTCAATGCATCCATCGATTCTTCCTTGCCAACCTTCTTCTTTCCGTTGGCAGGACGACCCGACGAGGACTGTCCCTCGCCATCTTCACCGGAAGCATCTTCAGCCTTAAGATATGGCTTCACCTTCAAAAGCTCTTCAGTACGACTAAGTATCTCCTTTTTGTCGTACTCTCCTTCATCATCAGGTTCCAGATCGTCTAGCTTCAACAAGTTTAGAGCTACTTCGGAATCCTTGACCATATCGGCGCTGCCGCTAGTCATAAAAGCAAGCTTCCTATTCGCAACACTAAGAGCGGCCTCAGCCTTATCGGCTCTTTTGGTCGCTTCGGCCTCGGCCGTCTTAGCAAGCTCAAGTTCAGTCTTGTCTTTATCGTCAAGTTCCTTCAATCGCTGATTAGCAGCTTCCAAATCCTTTTTGAATTGGTTGCGCTCAGTGCGATATTTGGCTTCCCTTTGGCTCTTTGCTTTCGCTTCCGGATCACGGGTTTCGTCTCCCTGAGACTTATCCGTACCAGTTCCGCTGGAACCTTCACCATCCTTATCATCTTCGCCAGTACCGTCTTTATCGTCGTCCTCTTCATCCTTATCATCACCATCAGCATAAGCTCGATAGGTAACAGTCCTGTCCCACGCTTGCGTGAAATCCCAAGGATTAAAGACTACGTCGTCGCTGACTTTATTCAGCACTAGCTTTCCTTTCATAACTCAGCGCAACTGAGCTAGGCAGAGTATGCCAGGCATTCCCGGCAATTGCAATTAAACCGTTCTAGCTGGTCTTTTGTTAGTCTGCTGAAACTTACGAATAACATTATCCACATTATCAATAGAGTTAATAGCAGTATTCACAATTGAAGGAACTTCCCGCTTAACTGAAGTAATAGTTTTCCTAACGGGCTCGTCGTGAGAAACGAGACAAGAACCTAAACTCATTCTTCATTTCCTCGCATTCACAATATGGATATAAGCAACCCAACCAAATAACGTGATATTTGTTTTCATGCTTGCAATCCTTGCAAATCTTCAACAAGTAACTCCTCTATCCTCCATATATTTGTCATATTTCCCATTTACGATATTAGATGCAAACTCTTCATCATCAACGTACATATGAGTCACATAGCAAAGACATTGTGGATGCGGACGACTAGGAGGATCATCTTTTTTGAACATTCCACGTCCAGCCAATACATCACATTCATCTGGCTTAGGATGGGAGCTACTTAAGTTCCACTTGAACCCTGTAACCCACGGCATATTCTGACTCAATCTCATCGTGGTATGGTGATGAGCATTATTGATCTCTGTACGTGCTAATCGCATAGCAGCGTAGCTCGAGCCGCCAGGAACATCGGGATGATAGAATCCCCTTACTTGTTTAGCTAATTCCTTTGCAGATAACTGTTGAGCAAGAGCCTTATCTACTATACGACCAACTTGTTTCGTGCTCACCCTTCCATTTGCATAAATACGATCAGCAAGCGTAAATCCATTTGTTCTATGACTGATAATATCATCTACAGCTTGTGCAGCTTCATAATGCAAATATGGAACTAATTGATCAACAGCATTCTGAGGTAATCCGCTCAATAAGCTCAGATCCAATGACTGCTCTGCAGCTATATCCGCCATCGTATACTCGCCAGCCTTAATGATGCGACCAGTACCGTTCCACAGTTCTGTGCTAACTCCCCTTAGTCCACCTGTCACTTGACGGAACTGCATCCCTCTAATTTGCTGGCTCATTGAGTTAATGCCGTCGGTATAGAACAAAGCAATTGATTCAGCTTCGCTTGCAGCTTCTCGCAGTAGCACTGCGAGTTGACGATGGGTGATGCCCTCGGTAATTCTATTTGGAACTACTAATCCAAATGTTCTACTTAGAGCTTGACTTGCCTTGCTCATCCTTCAAATCCTTAACACTTCCATTTAGTATTTGAAGCATTTCGATCAAAGCCATGACTTCCTTATGATTCAATGTAAGTCCTGAATGTTGATCCTTTGCATACTTCAATTTAGCGGCAACATTGGCCCATGAGAGAATGCGTTCCTCACTCAGTTCATTCAATCTGATCACCTGTAGCTCCACTCTCAAGTTCCTGATTAACTTCACCATCAACTCGAGCACCGAATGCATCTTGATCAAGCATTGCTTCACCTTCAATCTCAGCAGCGATAACAGATTCCTCTGGCATATCTGTGTATCCCAAAGTGCGAAGCCGTTGCCGTGCATAAGATTTACTGATGATCTTTGCTCCAGTTAGTGCTGTTAAATCGGTAATCTCTTGTGCTTTGTTTCTGGGAATTTTGTCTCCATACGTAGGAATCCAACGAGTAACATCCATAAGGGAACGGAATGCAGTTCCCTCATATGCGATATACCATTTAGGTAAATCAAATAGCAGATTCGTAAGTGCATCTGTAACTAGCTGATCCTTCTCTCCGCTACTTGAAAGGATCGAGCTCAATTCCAATGCAAGAGCTACGCCAGATTCGGCAACTCCAACATCAACCTTTCCTTTTGATATCGCACTAAACCCTTCAGCTTCATCAATTTGATCGTGCAGATATCCCAAATGATCCTGATATGGAGTAACTGAATTGTTCGCATTAGCACGGTTGAAGGTACGTCCAGTTTGAATCTCCACTACACGACCTGGCCCCATATTCCATTCTTCTTCTTCACCTTCGTCGTTAACTGGTGTACCACTATCGGTAACCCATACTCCTAAACCATCCATAGCAAGTGTGAGATCTTCATCACTCGCTCCTTGACTGATAGCTCGCATAACAACTTCAAGCCCTTGCATTTCGCTCTTGCCCCAAATCTGTCCAGGCATATCACGATTAGGAATATGGTAGACAGGTAAATGATCAATCGGCTCGGGAAGAGTAGTAACTGGCATGATAACTTGGAGAAGTTTGACATCTTCTTCCTTCATATCCGGTCCGCCCCATTCCTCCGGATCATATAAACCATCCTCAACAGTGATCGGAGATGGTCCGCCCTTACCTGTAGTTTTCCTATATGTGGTACGGCGAATAACTGAGTCACCTTGATCGTTCAAGTAGTTATCTACAATATGCCAACCAATGATCTCGTCAATATTTTCCGGATTGTAGATGGGGAATAGGCTAGCAGGATCAATACCGAAACAACTAATACGAGTGGTCTCAGTACGCAATGGATCTGCATACAAATGGAATGCCCAATCTCCACGCATGATTCCATAGCGCTTGTTACTATTGAATCGACTATAGAACCTTTCCCGCCTTGCGAAATCTGTCCATACTTGCGTAGCAAGGAGCTTCTCCTGATCGCTCCCATATGCAGGATCTGGAACTACTTGAAGACCGGGAGCTACATACCTATTCATCGTTTCTACAATGACACGGCCAGAAGGAATGTAAATGGTTCTCTCGTCCTCGCCAATCAACGAGAATGTCTTCGTATTGTTATTGTAGATAGACTCGTATAGGGCATATGCGCCAATGCGAAGCTGTTCCTGTGTATCTCGGATCCAAGGAGGCTTCGTTTTGACAAATGGTTGAGCAGTTGAATAAATGCTCATGCTTGTATCAGTCATTAGTCGTCCTCTGGTTCTTCTTCTTGAGAATTACAATGGCGAACAGCTTCTGTGAACAATCCAACACCTATATGATTCGGGCAATCCTCTAGACTAAAGATTGAAAAGTAACTGGAAGTGTTAGTCTTCTCTACATTAGGAAGATAAGCAATAAGAGCCCAATCTCCTAAATACTCACCTTCCTTAAATCCACCTTCTAAATTAATCAAAGAATCTATCGCATTGTTCAGAGCTTCTTTAGCTGCTTCCTTATCATTCATGCCTTATGTCTCGCTGTCTTCTGTCGAGCCGAACTTCGTGCATCCGCAGGAGCACCATAGTAACCACGGAAGAATCGACCGAGTGCCTCTGGACCATGATCGTCTTTATCCAATGGCTTCTCAGGATTCTCTTTATCCTGTTCCTCTTTAGTATCCGGGAAACGATAGTCGTTCATCTCCCTAATCAAACCCGTACAACTGCGGTCAATGAGTAGGCGAGGTTGCTGCTCTTCATATGGAGCGTGCTCTGGCAATAGCCTCAGCGCTTGCCTGATAAGCTCGAGCCTCCACTTAAGCTCACCGCCCGTACTGGTCTTCTTGTCACCGGCAGCGAGGCTAGCTCTTACCTTTAGTTTCTTTTCCAATACAGCAGTGTCTCCCGGCTCCGCTGGATCTGGATAGAAGGTCTTCAACTTATGGTTAATTGGAGACTCGGCAAGATCAGCTCCAATATCGTTAATGTCCTTATTCGTAGCCCTGTATTCGGCCAATACATATACGTTGTCCCAGACATCAACTTGAACGAGCAACCATACGAATGGGTTAGTCCAACCATAGTCGCAGCACGCATAGATTGGATAACGAGGCATGTATTCCAAATCGCGGACATGAACTTCCTCATCAAAGTCCGCAAATACACGACCGACAAACTCAGAGAAATCAGCTCCAACTTCTTGTTTGAACCTAGGCTCGGACATGTCCTTTTCCATATCCAAGATCTCGGAGTCTTGCCGTCCTCCGGGGAATATAAAGTTATTGATCCAAGAAGGCATACGGAATGAAGCCCAATTCAAATCATTTGGATCAAGTCCTCTTTGGTACTGGCGATAATACCAGTTCTTACCTTCTGGAGTGGAGCTATGGATAGACCATCCACGTTGATCCGCTAGCGTAGGACGAATGTACTTTCCCCATACACTTTCCTTTAGCTTCGCAGCCTCCGCCATAATGACACCAGTAAGTCCCTCACCGACTAGTGTGCCAGGATATTTCGCACTCTTACCATGGACTTCATATAGGCCATTCCAAGCTGAAATGTGAAGATCTCCACCTTCTGGATTGTTATATGATCCTGGATGGTCAAGTGGAACTTCAAGCCTAGAAAGGTCGTTCCATAGAACACGGAATTCCTTTTCGCTGTCTGAATACTCTGGTCCTACAATCCAAAATTCCCTACGCTTACCAATATCCTCCAAATGCTTGATCCACGTACTAGTAGCAAGCGCCTCGAGCGTTAGCTCTCGCCCACCGATAGTTGATTTCCCAACTCGTCTACCGCCAGGAACTACCTTGTTTCTAACAGTTGAATCATGGACTTTCTTTTGTCCATTATGAGGAACATAATTGACCGAAGGCCAAATACGATCTTTAACAAGAACGTGTTCAACCTCGGAAATGCTCATTCCGGATCAGACTCCAGCTTGAACAAGAACGGCAAGGGATTCCTATCCTTACCATCAGTAGTTCTCCTAGCCCATAGCTCAGCAAACCATGTTCCAGGATCAATAGCATCCAACTCACCTTGATTGAATGCAACAGTGACATTTGGAGATGCGTCAAAGCCTGTAAATCCAGGTTGACTGCCTCCCAAAACTCCCTTGATGAATGGAGCAGGACTGAACACTCTAAAGCTGAACGTATGTGGCTGAGTTGCAAATGGAATGACAACTCCGCCGCTACTTCTCCAAGTAAATGAAGCGTCTGGAAGCTCGGCTCCCAGACGGTATGTGATCTTCGTAATTTCGGTCATGCAAGCTTGACCGCAATCGAAACATCAAGCGTATCGTTCAATACGAGCGTGCGGGAAGCGGACAATGCCGACCATGCGACATGGAGTCCAGCAGTACCGGAAGCAACAGTAGCGAGAACTAGGTTCGTAGCTACTGTCCAGGTGCCACCAGCAGTGAACGTTTGAACGCTAGAGACGACACGGAAGTCGCCAGAGTCAAGCGCATGAGTTGGGAAGCCGGCGTCGGATACTGCCCACGTGACAGCCGCATATCCAGTTCCGGTCACCTCACCAGTAAGCGTGGCAAGCGTATCCGTCTCAACTGGAGTATCGTTGAACAAACGACCGAACATATTGGCTCGCTTTGCTTGCGTACGATAGTACACAGCGAGCATGTCGCCTTCGCCTTCATCAGCGAGAGCATTCTCTTGCCACGTCCTATCCATAAGAGCTTCAAGCTCTTGCTTGCTCCCTCTTGCAATCTCAAGCTCTCCAATTCCATTTCCCCAAATCAAATGGGGCTCTCCGTCGATCACTCGGTTATGAGCGAATCGATACATAGTTTTGATCATGGTCTCTCCTTATAGCTAACATCTGTTGGTGAGTCAGTATAAACACTGGCGGAGGGTTCTGTATATGAGGAACTCTGACCAGTTTCTACAAATTCTACATGGATAGGATATGGATCGGGAATACCAGCAGTCGTATCAGTACTGGTAATCGTGGAAAGGATTTCTAGCTGTAGTTGCTCGTTAAGCGCAACTAGATCGTTGAGGCTTATTGTTGAAATAGCAACGACAGTTGGAGTTTCTCCACCAGACCAAATGGAAGTGGGAGTTACCGTAGATGCGACAGTTACATCAAGAGAGTCACTTCTATTAGCATTATCTGTTGAAGATACAGTTGACGATACTGTTACTAATCTACCTTCCTCATTCAACCCACTAGGTATATCAGTAGATGTAACAGTCGAAAGGATCGTCGTTAATAGACCAGTGTCTTCAAAGTCAGCTTGCCCGGTACTCGTAACAGTTCCAGTTACATTTACCTGTAATATCTCATTCAAGTTCAGGAGAGCAGTTATCGTAAAGGTAGAAGCTACTGTATTCAGCAGAACAAGGTTCTTAAAGTCACCCTGATCCGTAGTCGCAATTGTAGAAACAATTGTAACGATTCTATTTGTTTCAAGGAACCCTAACTGATCAGTGCTCGTAACTGTTGCCGTCACTGTATTCAGTAACGTTAGTTCCTTAAGATCACGTTGATCTGTACTCGTTACCGTCGCTGCGATAGACACTGGAAGTGCGAGATATTCAAAATCTGCCTGATCAGTGGAACTGACAGTGCTCGCAATATCAACGGTCCGGTTAGTCTCATTTATAGGACCACCAGACAACTGATCTGTTGAAGTAACGGTCGCATTAATCGTTATAAGGTTATCTAAGTTTTCAAAGTCAGCTTGATCAGTTGACGTAGTGGTGCCAGTGATATTAATTTGACGGTTAGTCTCAAGGAACCCAAGTTGATCAACACAGGTAACAGTTGCCGCTACAGTCGTAATAGACAGAGGATTCTTAAAATCCGCTTGATCTGTGGTTGTAGTAGTTGCAGCTATAGTCACAGATCTATTGGTCTCCAAGAATCCCAATTGATCTGTAGTAGTAATCGTCGATACAATAGTAACGATTCTATCTAGCTCTAAGTAACCGTTTCCGTCTGTACTCGTAACAGTTGCAGTTACCGTCGTGATCATAAGTGGCTGTTTGAAATCGGCATGATCTGTATTGGTAACTGTCGCTGTAATCGTATTGAGGAGAGCCAGATATTCAAAGTCAGCTTGATCGGTTGTAACAATAGTCGAAGTACCAGTATTCAACAGAGTTTCAAGGAACCCTAATTGATCAGTTGTAACGATAGTTGAGGTTATTGAAACTGGAAGCCCTGTCTCAACATAATCAGTTCCACTTACAAGAGAGCGCAAACGAACGAATCCAACAGGACCACACTGAGATGTAGAAGTGGTGAAGTTTAGAACTGGAGCTACAGTTCCTGTTCCAGCAGTAACAGTAGCATCAAACATTTCGATGTTACCGTCATGTCCTGCGATAGACCCAGCGGAAGCCGGAGATCTACGAGTAGTTGCACCGAAGGTAATTCCAGATGCAGTAATAGCAGGAGCAGAGAATCCAGCTAGGCTTATATCGGTATCTACTGCTGCCCATGCTGTCACAACGTCGCCAACAGCCAAAGGAATAGCAGTGCCACCAGTTACAGATCTATTAGCTCCATGAGTATCATCAGTACCAGCAGATGTAGCAATGTCCCAAGTTCTTCCAGCAGGCTTAACATACGAAGCCATCAATCCTACGACGCCTGGCTGAGTTCCACCTACTTGATCAAATACTGTAGGTCCAGCTAATGATCCAGTCAACTCCCGCCTATCAACACCGATCTCTGTAGTATGTGTATCAGCAGCAGCACCATTATTCCCACCAGCTTGCCGAATAGTGTTAGTCCAAGAAGCTTCGTCAGATAAGGCAATGTCGGAATACCATCCACACCGACCAGCCAATAGGATTTGATCAGCAGCAGTTCCAGCAGGG